TCCGCACGTTTTTTTCCGCAAAATGAAAGTGACCTATGGCAGGGCGACCGCGAAAACCAACGGCACTGAAGATCCGCGATGGCGACTTCCAGAAAGATCCGCAGCGGCAGAACCACAATGAACCGACACCGGAAACGGGTATTCCGGGGTGTCCGGATCACCTTCCTGAGTTGGCTCAGGAGGAATGGAACCGGGTGTGCCATGAGTTGAATTCGATGGGTGTGTTGACGCTGATCGAGCGTGGGGCACTGGAGCAGTATTGCCGGACGTATGCGGAATGGAGGATGGCCGCAGCGGATCTGGACGCGAACGGGCGGTACACGTTCAACGCATCGGGCAGTCGGGTTGAGAATCCGGCGGGCAAGTCGCTTCGGTCGTTATCGGCATTGTGTCATAAGTTTCTTTGTGAATTCGGGATGACTCCGGCAAGTAGGACACGGCTGCACATCGAAAAGGAAACGCAGCGTGACGAGGCTGAAGAACAGATATTCGGAGTCGCCTAAGTGGGAATTCGATCCGGACGAAGCAGCTCGGGCGGTTAAGTTCTTTCCGCTGTGCCTGAATCACGTCAAGGGAATGTCGGGCAAGTTCGAATTGCAACCTTGGCAGGAGGATATTGTCTCGACGCTATTCGGCTGGAAGTCAAAGGAAACGGGACTGCGACGGTTCACACGATGTTATTGCGAAGTGCCACGGAAGAACGGAAAGACGACGTTGGCAGCGGGGATCATGCTTTATATGTTGCTGGTCGATCGGGAACCAGGAGCGGAAGTCTATGCTGCGGCGACGACTCGGGAGCAGGCTGGTCTGATTTATGAGATCGCGGCGGATATGGTTTCAGCTTCGCCAGCATTGTCGAAACGGTGTAAGAGATTGGACAGCCGGAAACGGTTGGTGACGGATAACGGGTATTTTCAGGCATGTTCGTCTCAGGCGGGACCGATTCACGGAACGAATCCACATTGCGTGATCTTCGATGAGCTGCATGAGCAGAAAGACGGAAAGCTCTGGGAGGCGTTTCAGACTGGATTCGGGGCACGTTCTCAGCCTTTGTTTTTCAGTATTACGACGGCTGGTTTCGATCGGTCGTCGATCTGCTGGCGTCAGCATCAATATGCAAAAGCGGTGGAGGAAAATCCGGAACTGGATGAACAATTCCTGCCTGCGTTGTTTCATGCTGACGAGGAAGATGACTGGACAGCGGAATCGACATGGGAAAAGGCGAATCCATGCCTTGATGTATCGTTGAAGCGTGAATTCCTGCGGAGCGAATGTGCGAGGGCACAGGAGATTCCGGGGACGGAGAACAGTTTTCGCAGGCTGCATCTGAATCAGTGGACGGAGCAGGACACACGAATCATTCCGATGCACGCGTGGGACGAATGCGAAACGGAGATGACAATTGATGACTTCGAAGGGGAGGAATGTTTCGCCGGATTGGACTTGGCATCGACGCGAGACGTGACTGCGTTGGTATTGTCGTTTCCGACTGATGGCGGTGGTGCTGCTGTGTTTCCATATTTCTGGATTCCAGAGTATAATATTGACCAGCGATCAGGACAGGATCAGCGACTGGTGAGGCAGTTTGCGGATATGGGTCATATCCGCACAACGCCGGGAAATGTGATTGACGATCAATGGCTGGTGAATGATATTTACGAGATCATGGATCGTTTCAGCGTCCGGTATTTAGGGTTCGATGGATGGCGGGCGGACACGCCGATTCAACTGCTGCACAAGGAAGGTATTCCGCTTGAGGTGATGCGGAAAATGCCTCAGACGTTTTCAACGTACAACGAACCGTTTCAGAAGTTGTTGTCGTGGTTGATTGATGGGAGTTTCAAGCACGACGGAAACAAGGTGCTGCGGTGGATGGCGTCGAATGTAGCTCATAAGGAAGATCCATCGGGAAACATTAGGCCAGACAAGGGACGATCTGCGGAGAAGATCGACGGGATCAGTGCGATGCTCATGGCAATGGGTTTGCAATTGCACTACGGTAGCGATGAGGGTGCTTACACGTCCGGCAATTCGGGCGTGATTCTGATCTGAGTGACAGCAGATGTCTGAAATCAGCACCTATGGCGTGACGGTATTCGCCAATCCGTCACCGGCACAGCCTGAAAATTTGAACCTTCGCGACGCGGATCAGTGGAATGAGATATTCCATACTGAATCGCGTACTGCTGCGGGTGTCCGCATCAACACAAAGTCGGTATTGGGATATCCGCCGTTTTGGCGTGGCGTGAATATCCTGTCAGATGACTGTGCGGGACTGCCTTTCGATGTGTACCGTAGGAACGGTGACGATCGCGAAGTGGACTGGGAGCATCCGGCTCAACGTCTGCTGAACGATGATGCCTCGCCAGTGATGTCTGCTTACAAATTCCGTCAGACGATGGAATCGCACGCTCTGACCTATGGCAACGGGTACGCATACATTGAGCGGGACATGCGGACGTTTGATCCGCTGGCGTTTTGGATTCTTGATCCACAGCAGACGGTGATTCGGTACGTCGATGGTGATCTGTGGTACGCGACGACGATTGATGGCCGGCAGCACAAGTACCCTGCACGAGAGATATTCCATATTTCAGGGCTAACCAGCAACGGAATCGCGGGGTATTCGGCGTTGGATCTGTTCGCGGAGGCACTGGGATTGCCTATCGCGGCACAGCGATTCGGTGGGAAATTCTTCGAGCAGGGGTCCAATATGAGCGGGATTCTCATGGTCCCGCACGGATTCAAGGAAGAAAAGATCCGAAACACGCTCGCAGCGTGGGATCAGATGGCGACGGGCATCAGCAAGGCACATAAAGTCGCATTGCTTCAGGACGGTGTGAAGTGGCAACCGACGACGATCACACCGAATGAGGGTCAATTTATCGAGACACGCGAATCCGAGGTGCGGATGACGGCTGCGAACATTCTCGGGCTACCTGCTCACCTGCTCGGAGACAACTCAAAGAGCAGCCACAACAGCCTCGAGCAGGAATCAATGAGCTATCTGGATCACAGTCTCGATCCGCGATTGCGAACGTGGGAGGCGGAAGCCAGTCGGAAGCTGTTGGCAGCACAGCAGCGATTCGAGCGTACTCATTTCTGCGAGTACAACCGAGAAGCAAAGGTCCGCATGCAGTTCAGCCAGAAGATTGACGGAATCTTCAAGGAGATGAGCATGGGGATTCTGACGGTCAACGAATCACGTAAGTTGCTGAACATGCCACAGATCGGAGATGATGGCGATCAGCGATTCAGGCCAGCGAACTGGATGAAGCTGGACGAGGAAACGCCAGAACCAATCGAGATGCCACCAGTGGACGATGACGGCGAAACGGCAAACGAGCCAACGGAAGCAGATGACACGCTCGAGGCGTTTATTCGCGGGGCAGCACAGGCAGCGATTGACTTTGAATGTCGAAAGATGGTGTCAATCGCGGCGAATGCGAATCAGTTTCTGGATCGCGTGGCAGCGTTTTATGAGAAATGGACACAGACAGCAGTCTCGACGATTGGCAACGCGAAAGCAGATCAGATCCGAGCGAAACATGCAGCGGACAGCCAGCGTCAGATCATCGAGGTAGCGGGAAGCTGTTCGGCTGCGAATCTTCAGGACAATGTGCGTGAATTGGTCGCCACATGGGGTAATCGGGCAGAATCACTGTTCAAAGAGCTAAGGGGAACGATATGAGACCGAAAATCACGCTGAAAATGCCACTGAATGACGCGGGAATCGACGCAAATACGGACGATAAGCTGCGGATCAGCTATCTGAAAACAGATGAAACGCTCGATGTGTGGCTGCATGGGGCAGTCGGTGATGAGTTCACGGAGACGGATTCTGGTTCGATTGGTCGCATTTTGCGTCAGAATAGTCGGATGCCGGTCAATTTCCGGGTCAATTCGCCCGGTGGATTGGCGTATGACGGGGTTGCGATGTTCAACGCACTTCAGTCTCACGACGGAAAGACCACCGGCATCATCGAGGGCATGGCTGGATCTGCTGCATCACTGGCAGTTCTGGGATGTGATGAGGTCCACATGCACGCGGGGGCGGTATTTCATCCGCACTACAGTCTCATTGTGGCATTCGGGCATCAGGCACAGATTCGCGATGCGTTGGCAGTCCAGGAACAACTGGACAATGATCTGGAGCAGTTGTATTCGTCGGTCAGCGGTCGCACGATTACTCAGGTCAAAGATGATCTGGAAGGTCCGAACGGTGACGGGACGCGATTCGGGGCACAGTCGGCATTGGACGCTGGTTATGTGTCGCGGATCATCAAGACGACTGGACCGAAGGCGAGTGCAGACGACGAATTGAAGCGGCGACAGGTCGCGAAAGCAAAGCTGGCAGTGTTGCAGTTGATGCCTCAAAATTAAACTAGACACAACTATCTGATTTGATAGTATTCGTGAGCTGGCCACTGTCGCATAAGACATGCCCGCACACTATCGCCCGACTCCGCATAAGGTGTCAGCGAAATTGGTACCCTCATCCAATTTACGCTGGCACCTTTTTTCGTGTCAGCAACCTGATAAGGAACTGACACAATGAGCATCAAAGCACAGCTAGAAAAGCTGTCAAAGGAGCGGAACACGCTTCTGGACAAAGCGAAGGAACTGCTGGCATCAGCACAGGACGCCGGTCTGAGCGATGAGCAGGAAGCGGAAGTCGATCAGATGACGGCATCTGCGGAAGAACTGGACGGACAGATCAAAGAGCTGCTTGAAAAAGAGCAGAAGATGAAGTCCCGTCTCGATGCAATCAATGGATTCGATGACCATTCGGACGCGATCAATGCGGCTCGAGGGATTCACATCGAAAGCCCGCCTGCTCGGCAGGAAACGTCAAACAGCATCCCGGCACGATGTCGCCGGCATGGCAAGTTGACGAACTTCACTGGCGATGAAAACGGCATGTCTGCTGAAGAGCGGGCATTCCGATTCGGTCAGTGGGCACTGGCAAAGATCACGATGGATATGCCTGGTCAATTCGGCGGGCGTTTCCAGTATTCGCGGCAATTTGCACATGACCAGTTCGGCCTGCCGACGATGGTTCATGGCGAAGGCAGCAGCGATACCAGTGGTGCTCACGTATTCGTGCCCGATGAATTCGGCACGGACCTGATCAAGCTCCGTGAGATTTACGGGGTGGCTCGTGGCGTGTTCAAGTATCGCACGATGAGCAGCGATACACGGACTGATCCGCGTCGAACGGGTGGTCTGACTGCGTATTTCGTTGGCGAAAATGCTGCGGGTACGGAATCAGATGCTGCCTATGATCAGGTGACACTGACAGCGAAAAAGCTGATGGCTATCACTCGCATGTCGTCGGAACTGAATGAAGATTCGGTGATCGACTTCGGTAACGAGTTGGCTGGTGAAATCAGCTACGCATTCGCCAACAAGGAAGATGAGTGTGCCTTCAACGGTGACGGAACATCGACCTATGGCGGAATCGTTGGTCTGCGGACGCAACTGGACACACTGACAGCGGGCACTGCTCCCGGTCTGATTCAGGGTGCTGGTGCAACGTGGGCGAGCCTGACGCTTCAGAACTTCGAAGATGCTGTGGGTGCTCTGCCTCAGTATGCGGATGTTCCTGGTCAGGTCTACTGGATCTGTCACAAGACGTTTTTCCACAGTGTTATGCACTCGCTGATGAATGCTGCTGGCGGAAACACATCGTCAGAATTGGCAGCGGGCGGTATCCGTTCGTACCTGGGCTATCCGGTTCGATTCTCGCAGGTGTGGCCATCTGCCACGGCATCCGGTCACATTCCAGTTGTCATTGGCAACTATATGCAGGTTGGTTGCTTCGGTGATCGTCGCATGGAAACGATCTCATTCAGTGATCAGGCCACCGTTGGCGGTCAGTCACTCTGGGAACGTGACCAGATGGCAGTCAAGGGCACTCAGCGGTTCGACATCAACATTCACGACTTCGGCAGCAACACTGTCGCTGGTCCTGTTGTTGGTATCGAAACTCAGTAGTCAGGATGAACCGTAGGCGGGTGCATGGGTGCCCGCCTTTTCCTTACACGATCATGCTTTTAAGGAGCAATCAATAATGTTGGAATCACGTCTCGACGGTTCAACTGTACTGATCTCGCCACAGGCGATGACAAACAGTGCCACCGTCACAGCAAACCTGGACACGCAGGGAGCGGCACACGCCACTATCCGCATCGCATTCGCAGCCGAAGTCAACACCAATGCCATCGGGCCTACCATTAGCCTGCTGGAATCGGATGACACGGTTGTGACGAACTTCGCCACCGTGACCGCAGATCGAACAGCGGAAGACATCACATCGGCAAAGGTCGTTCAGTACGATGTGGACTTGCGTGGACGCAAAAAATACCTACGTCTTTCGGTCACCACAGAAACCACGACGAACGATAACGTCACGCTGTCAGCAGTGGCGACGAAATCACGTCAGGGTGAATCTGGCGGCACAGACGTTCTGGTGAATGTCTGATGGGCGGTGGCTCAATCAATTATCATCCTCTGGTGCCGTGGTTGATCGGAAAAGCCAGAAACGTCTACACGCAATTTGGTGAGGACGGATTGATTGAGGCCACATTCGAAACGATTGGAACAACGAACAGACACTGCTTTGAAATCGGGGCAGCGGATGGGTTGTTTTATTCGAATACGCTACGCCTTCGGGAGTCCGGTTGGATGGCCGTTCTCCTGGAGGCAGACGCGAATCAGTTCTCGAAGTTGCAACGCGATTACGGTGACACGGCAGTCTGCATCGAAGGCAGGGTGACGGATCTCGACGCGGAACTGGCAAAGACTGGAATCAGTCAGAATCCCGACTTCGGTGTGATCGACATCGACGGGCAAGACTATTGGATGTGGTTAGATTTGGAGGAGTACCGGCCTCGCGTGATGCTGGTTGAGATTTATCCACCTGACAGGAAGCAACCGTTTCCTAAGCGTGGAGCGAATGGAGGTCAGGCAGGACTGGACGCAATCGAGTCGCTAGGCATATCGAAGGATTATGTTTTGGTGGCGACGACGTATTGCAACGCTCTGTTTGTCGCAAAAGAGGAATTGATGGATGTCCGTTACTGAGGTTGAACAGTCACTGAAGCTGAACATCGGAAGCGGTGAGACAGAGCTGCCGGGATTCACGAACATCGACCGGCGGGACGGGAAAGAAGCGTATCCGCTGGAATACGAGACAGACAGCGTTGATGAAATTCGAGCGTCACACATTCTGGAGCATTTCAGCTTTCGTGAAGCGATTAGCGTTCTGGAAGAATGGGTCCGTGTGCTGAAACCGGGCGGACTGATTCGGATCGCGGTCCCTGATGTGGACAAATGCCTCAAGTCAAATCACAAGAATCGTCTGTTCTATTTGATGGGCGGTCAGACGGATGAGAACGACTTCCACAAGTCCGCATGGGATGAGAATCGGCTGCGAAGCTACATGGAACTGGCTGGACTTGGTTCGATTGAATCGTGGGAATCGGACGGACTGGATACATCGGCACATGAGGTATCACTAAATCTGCAAGGTCGCAAGCTGGCAGAAGATGAGGTCACGGAGCAAAAGCATCTGGACGTGAAAATCGGTGCTTATATGACGTTGCCACGGTACGAGGCAGTGGCGGCACGTTCCACCATTGAATCAAGTTGTCGGGAACTGGGGATTGGTCTGGCGACATCGCAGGGCGTGTTCTGGGGGCAGTGCATGCAGCGGATGTTCAACGATGCAATTGAGCAGGGCGTTGAATGGATTCTGAGCATTGATTCCGACTCAATGTTCAACACCGGACACCTTGAAAAGCTGTTGCAGCAATTCGCACAGACGCCTGAAGCGGATGCAATGGCGGCGTTGCAGTGTAGACGCGGGAAAGGGTTTCCGTTGATGACGATCGAGGGGCAGACATCGCAAACGATCTCAGACAAAAAACCATTTCGGGTGACAACAGCACACTTCGGACTGACATTGATTCGGGTATCGGCGTTGAAGGAAGTGGCGAAGCCGTGGTTTTTCAGTCGGCCTGATTCGGATGGTGAATACGGCGATGACAGATTGGATGATGACATCTGGTTCTGGCATCAGTGGAAAGAGGCGGGCAAAAGTATCTACGTGGCACCAGATGTATCGATCGGCCATCTGGAAGAAACGGTTGCCGTATTTGATGACGATCTGAATCCGCGAATTGAGTACCTGAACGAATGGCGGGAAAAGAATCTCAACCGAAGGCAGTACAGTTTCTAGTCCCGTGGATGGGGTTCGATGCTGGATCTGTCACAAGTACGCTGTCACCAGGCGTCATGTCAACGCTTGTCACGCTTGGCAAGGCGGAGGCATATCGGGAGCCACGTAAGCGGAAGACACGTAAGAATGAAAAACCTGAATAGCACATACCGGGTTTCCGTCGAACCGACTGTCGAACCGCTCGACCTGAGCGAGTTGAAGGAACGGTTGCGTATTCTGACTTGTGATTTCGATGTCGAGTTGACTGATCTGATGGTCGCAGCTCGGAAACAGGTCGAATACGACACAAAGCGAAAGCTGATCACTCAGACGATGATTCTGACAATGGATGCGTTTCCTTCTGGAAATGCCATCGAGTTGAGACAGATTCCAGTGCAGTCAGTCACGTCTGTGCAATACCTGGATGAGGACAGGGCAACGCAGACGTTCAGTTCCGCATTGTATGACACGGACCTGAACAGCGAGCCGGCTCGGATTGTGCTGCTGGAGGATGAATCGTGGGAGGACACGGAGCCACAATATCCTGCGGCAGTCACCGTGACATTTGTTGCGGGATATGGCGACGACGCAACGTCAGTTCCTGTCGAAGCAAAGCTGGCGATTGTGGAATGGTGCAGAATGCACTGGGGAAGCTGCGACGGGGATCACCTGAAGTATCAGAACCTGGTGAATCATCTGGCGTGGACGGGCATCGGAGCACCGATCTAATGAGATGTGCGAGCGAATACAATAAGCGGGTTGTGATTCAGCAACTGACGGGGACTGCGGATGATCACGGACACATTGACATCACGTCTGCTTCGAATTGGACGACGTATGCAAATGCGTATGCCACTGTTAAGAGCAAGGGAGGCAGGGAATTCTGGAAAGTCGATCAAGTCAATGCGGACGTTGACCACGTCTGGCGGGTGCAGTGGACGAAAACGCTAGCGGCTGCGACACCTGATATGCAATTGGTCAGCGAGGATGTGACGTATGAGATTCTCGCTGTGATTGATGTCGATCTGGCTCATGAGGTCATCGAGATTCAGACGAAACGGCGAGTCCAATGACGGTTTACGTGACGGGAATAAAAGAGCTGGATCGGAACATTGAAAAGCTGACAGAAAAGGTGCAGAAGAAAGTTGCCACGGCAGCGGTGCGTAAGGGATTGCAGGCTGCGGTGAAAGGGATCAAGGCAGAGATTCCATCCAAGTACAAAGAGGCACGGAAGGCGATTGGATGGAGTTTTAAGGTAGACCGATCACGTAAATCGGACACCTACGGCCAGAAGGTTGGCAAGGTTGGCTCAAAAGTAGGCAAGAAACGAGCCAAGCTCAAAGAGTGGGGCATCAAGCAGAAAGAGAAGCGAAGGTCGGCAGGGAAGCGTGGTACAGGTATTGCTCCGAACAATCTGCACTGGTTTATCACGGGGACAAGGCGGATGAAACCGAAATGGCCGGGCTTGGCGAAACGAGGAATGAATTCGTCGAAGTCAGAAATTAGACAAGCGGTCACAAAGGCATTCGCTGACGGTATCAGAAAAGAGGCATTCAAACTGTGAGAGGCGGACTTGTTTCAGTTCTGAAGAATGAAGGCACGATTTCAACGTACGTTGGATCGCGTGTTTACATCGGCAAAGCTCCGCAGAAAGCGGCATTGCCTTACATCGTGATAACGCAAATGGGATCGGATGAGTTTCTGTCACTGGATGGCACTGGTTCACTGAGGGCGGTTGATTTCGACATCGATTGCAAAGCTGCATTAAGTACAACGGCGGAGGATATCGGAAACGCGGTGCGGGTGTTTCTGGATGATTACACGGGGGCAGCAGGCAGCCAGACGATTAAGGCTGTTCTGATGAACGACGAAAGCACTGATTACGAGCCACCGGCAGACGGTTCTGACGGTGGAATCCATACGACGTTGCTGGATGTGACAATCCAGTACGAACCAGCATAGGAGTGAATCGATGGCAAAGGTCATTACAAAGGGAACGGTGATCAACCAGACGATCACCACAACACTGACACCAGTGGCACAGATCATTGAATTCAGCCAGTCGGGTGCGGAGTCGGAAACATACGACGCGACGACACTGGACACGACTGGAGCGGGGAAGGAATACGCACCGACTGGATACAGTGAAGGCGGCACGTTTGACTTCTCGCTTTTTTACGATCCGAATCTCGCTGGTCATCAGGCGATCACTGATCTGATCACGACTCCCGCGACGTGTGCCTGGTCGATTGTGTTCGTGGATGCTGGAACAACAACATCAACATTCGATTCGGCAGGTGTCGGAATGGACATCACCGGGGCCATGAATAACGGGCTGACAGCGGATGTGTCTCTGAAACTGAATCAACTTCTGGAATACTCGACATAATGAAAGCTGAGTATCTATTCGACGTTCACGAGCCACGAGATTGGATCGAGGACGAGCGTCTAATCGAGCGGGATGGAAATCGGTACTGGCCAGCAGGCACGATTGAGGAACATCCGAAAGCCTACATGCTCGTGAGGATGGGAACAGCGAAGCCAGCGGACGATGAATGTGTGCTGGCGGCTGGAATGTCATCCCGCGAGCAGACGGCGGCTCAACGATCGAATGAAGCGGTCAGGCACGGAATCCATCCAGATGACTATCAGTTGTTTTTCGATGAGAAAATCAAGGGATACAACGAGGATGGATCGTACATCAAGGGTCCGAACTGGGACGAATCACTGGAAGATGACACGGAGGAAGACAACGAATGACGATCGCAAGTGCGGAGCTGTTGCGGAGCGGTGTGACGCTGAAACGTCAGGAGGTGCCATTGCCTGAATTCGGTGATGGCGTTTCCGTTTATGTCAGGCAGTTGACCGCGAAGGAATGGTCTGAATTTCGAATGTCTATGCTCAACTCGAAATTCGAGAAGGACGCAGGCAAGCTCGGAGAACTGAAAGAGCGGTACATCATATTTTGCATGGTCGATGAATCAGGGCAGCCGATTTTCAGCCTGGATGATTTGGAGACTGTGAAACAGTGGCCTGCAATCGTCGTGAATCGGTTGAATGACGCGGCAGATGCACTCAACGAGGGTGATCTGAATTCGAAGTCGTTGGGAAACGACTCAGAAACAACAGGCGGAGATTCTTAGCGTACAAGCTGGCACATCACGTGGAGGGAACGGTTGATGTTGACGGGATGCTGGAACGGATGACGGTTCAGCAATTCGACGAATGGGAGCAATACGATGAGATCCAACCGATTGACCATCAAACGGACATGCTCGGGCTGATGGCGTGGTTGTTGTCGAATTACATGGCTCAGGATCAGTTGGATGTTGATTCGTTTATGCCGTGGATGAAGAAAAAGAAGCAGAAGGTCGGTACGAGTGCTGGCAAGGCGTATATCAAGCAACGTGGCCTGAAACTGAAATGAACCAATGCCCAGTATCGGTGATTTAGTAGTCCACCTGAATGCAGACACTCGCAAATTCAAGGCGGGTATGAAGGATGGCAAGCGTGAAATGGCCGTCTTTTCGGAGGCTGCGACTAAGCTGCTGAAAATCGGCGTAGCTGCGGGCATTGCTGCGATCGGTGCGGCTGCGTACAAGACTGCACAGCAGTTCGGTGAACTGGACAAGATCGCCAAAATGTCGGACAGGCTCGGCATCGCGACGGAAAAGCTGGCAGGTCTGAATCTGGCATTTGAGCAAAGCGGATTGAGCATCGAATCCGGTGCAACGGCTTTGCGAATGATGACGCGAAACATCGGTGAGGCACTCACTGGAGTCGGTCCGGGGAAAGACGCACTGGATGAACTCGGATTAAGTGCCGAGGAACTTTCGCGAATGTCACCTGACTTGGCATTGGCGGAGATCGCGGAGGCGTTTAAGGGTGTCGAGCGTCCTGCGGAACGTGTCAGAATTGCGATGGATCTATTCGGACGATCCGGGGCTGACATCATTAGCATGCTGGATGATGGGAAGGATGGTCTGGCAGCATTTCAGGCGGAAGCAGAACGGCTGAATCTGACGCACACACGCGAAGAATTAGCCAGAGTTGAAGCTGCAAATGATGCCATGAATCGACTGTCGAAAGTGTTTGTTGGTCTATGGCAAGAATTCGCAATCCAAACGGCACCCGCAATTGAGTCAATTGCAATTGCCATGCAGGATTGGCTGCTTCCGGCGATCACTAAGGTGGCAGATGTGACAGAAAGAGCAATTGCATTGATGCAGGAGTTCACAGGTGAAGCTGGAAAGATCGATCCGAAGCTGTTGAAGCAATGGGAAGATGAAGCAAGAAAGGGAGATTTGCAGAGACGTAAGCAGCGTCAATTGGATGTAGCAGATATTGGCATAGAGATTAAACGTGGGGACGGTGGATTTGCTGCAACATTGGAAGAGATGGAGGACCGCCTCAAGATACTGCGAGGCGAAGCTACTGAAACGAGTCTGAAACTCCAGAAGATGCTTGACGCGGGAGTTGATCCGCTGGACGTTGAGCAATTGCGTCAGATATTCGCGGAGGTGGAACGATTGCAAAAAGAAAAGGGAGATGACGGAAAACAGATAAGAAAAGAGCAGCGATTCACCTCAGCACAGCAACAGGGATCTGCTGAAGCATTTGAGACAATTATCAGAGCAATGCAGCGGGAAAAGTCGCCTGAATTAGCAGAGGCTAAAGCACAGACAAAGATTCAGAAAGAGATCAAAGAGGCGATTCAGGCAGCACCAGTCCGAATTGAAGTATTTGGAGCGGCAACGTAATGGCAGTTGTGGGAAGTGCAAAAGAAGTATGGGAAAGGCGATCCGCTCGATACAACGGCGGTGAATGGACCTATACGCGGGGCTGGCTGGTAGAAACGGACAGCAAGACTGATCGCGAAGGGACCGTTTCAGGTGCAACTGGACTGCCTGCCTATGGTGCTGCACATCCGGATCCGATTGGGTCGAATGCCTACGCGACAGATATCAGCTACACGCAGAAAAGTAGCACGCCGTTTGCGTGGGATGTGGTCGTGACGTATTCATCGAAACGGACGCTGGACAGCAGCAATCCGGCGAGCGATGAGGTGTTGGTGTCATGGTCGTCAGAGATTTACGACGAAGCGATCTTTGCTGACACCAGTGGCAACGCGATCCTGAATAGTGCGGGTGATTATTTCATCGATCCGACACCAACGAGGGATGCAGCACACCTGATAGCTAAGATTCGATCAAATCAGACATCGGTTCCGTCGTGGGTGCTTAGTTATCAGAATTCAATCAACAATGGAGCAATTACGATTGGCGGGCTGGCGATCGCGGCAGGACTTGCGAAGTTTCAGCGGTTGGAAATTGGCGAACGTGAAGACCGGAACGGGACCGCGTTTTATCCTGTGTCCTTCGAGATTCACATCCACAAGGACGGATGGGCATTGAAACCGCTTGACGCTGGATTCCGTGAAATATCACGAGGCAATTTGATACAGATACTGAATCCAGAAGATGGCGAGGAAGTGACGACGCCAGCGTTGTTGGACGGTAGCGGGGCACAATTACTGAATCCGTCACCTGCAACGGCGGTGTTCGGCAACTTTACGATCTATCCTCAACTGGATTTCACAACGCTACCGGGGATCACGTAATGTCAGGCGGACTGATAAGCCGCGAGCTGTACGATCAGATTGCCCGTGTGATTCGTGAGACGATTCGACGCGAACGGAATCCGAGGCAGACGCGGAACCGATGGCACAAGAAGGGCAGCGGGGCCACAAATGCCATTATCGGGCATGGTGTCATTGTCGAAGCGGTCTGTGAAGATTGGTACGTGAAGGTTGATCCAGATGCCGCCACAACATGGGTCAACGGATGCCAAACGCTGCCGGATCAAGACTACGAAGGCGAGATCCTGATCTACGATCCATGCCCAGACACGAACGGCAAAATGGCAGGCTATACCGAAGCGGAGTTGCTGGGGGCTGTGGTGCAGTTCTATCGTGCGTGCAATCCGTATACGAACGAATCGAAGTATTTCATCATTGACATCTGCATCAATGTGACCTGCGATGAGGTGGCATGATGGGGCGAATTCGCAGCCCGATCAGTAATATCTGCCATGAGCGGATTGTAGACGATTGCCCGGAACAGGCACTGGTGCCGGCGGAAACGACGTGTGACAAGCTGGATGTCATGTTTGTCGTGGGTCGCAATGATCCGTCATTGTATACCGGCCTGAAAAACGGAATGAAGCTGTTTGCTGATGACATTGCAGACAGCACGACGGACTACCAACTTGGCCTGATCGTGGTCGATTATCTGGGAGTGGTTACCGAAGAACAGTCATTCAGCCTGAACAATGCCACCGCGTTCAAAACGACGATTGACGGGTTATCTGACGGGACCAACACCGGGACAGCACGCGACATCAATGGCGGTTTAGAGGATGCGGTTGCAGCGAGCGGATGGCGGTCAGATCCGACTGTGCGGAAGTATATTTTCTTCGTCGATGACTTTTTGCCTGGCGGAAACAATGACACATATTCGACGACTGACGAAAACGAATTCCTAACAGCTGCCACGAATGGGGCTGCGTCGGACATCATCACCAGTACGATCTATCTCGGGTCTGGTTTCCGCTCAGACAGTCACACAACTGAAGCTCGCAGGATCTACGGTCAGGCTGCCACGAATGGCGGTGGAGTGTTCCGGGACTTCATCGGGACGCTGGACTTCGGGGCGATCTTTCGCGAAGTGCTGGACGCCCTGTGTAATTCGGACGGTGGCACAGATGGCGACGGATACACGTCAACAAGTCACCTGCACTGCTGCAAAACGGCGGTGTGTCGCCTGTGTCTACTGCATGAGTGTTACGAAACGGACCATAGCTCATTCGCGTTGTGGAGTGATGCGGAAGGGGCGTACACGGGCACGATCAACGGCTCGACGTTTCGCGGGTACTGGGCGGTCAGGACTAATTGCTATTTTTTCGTTGAGATCGATGGCGTCATTGTCGGAGTCTGGCCTCAGTGTCCGGCCTACGGTGAAACGGGGCAGGATTGCAAGGATCTCGAAGGCACCATTGAAGATGTGGTGACCGGAACGTATGACGACGAATGTTCTGGCACGTTTACGTTCTGGACGTACAAGCCACAGCGGTTGCGGCGTCGGAATCCTGAGTACGATGGGTGCTCCGAATACTACTGCGGGACCGTGGATTGTACCTGCCGTCAGTTGTGTGCCACGATCGCGAGAAATTCGCAGGGTGCCATCTGGGATGATTGCCTTGTGCAAGGAATCATGGACTGGGACGGTGAGGGTCCGTGTGATCTCGGGTGGGCGTTGGCTCGCTGGTCTGGCTCGTTTCAATGCAGCGATGACACCTATGATATCACAGCGACATTGACGCATCAGGAAAACCAGTACACGGGCGAATCGGAATGCCTGCTGACGATCAACGCGACGGAATACGGTGGCGGAGAATACGAGTGCAGCGAAGTCATAACAGACGCACATTCCGGGCTATTCGTGACGTGTGAAATTGATCTGGGTGATTACACGACACTGACGATCACGCTGCAATGTCTGATTTGCGGCACATGCCAGACACCACCGGGACAGCTTGAGTGCTGCGACTTTGCATCCATCGGGAAAAACTGCCCGGATAATTCGACGGTCCTATTGTGTGGCGGTAGCGTCGATGTGCTGATTGCGGGTGATGCGTGTGCAGAATGGCAGGGATCTGGTTCAGTCGGTGCGGCGAATCTGGACATCAGCATCAACTGTCAGCCAGCACTCGGACAGGCGAACGGACTGGGCGATTATGAGCTGAGTCTAAACTGCAACAATACCGGGCCATTCCCAGTGTACGCTTATGCAGACTTCATATCCTGTGATCCATTCGTGGTGATTTGGACACTTGATTTCGACTGTGTTGGAGTCTGCGAAGGCGAGATTCAAGTGGTAATGACAGGCGACGGGGGGGATCTGCCACCATGAAGCTATGCAAGTGTGAACATCACAGCGAATGTCCTGCTGCGATCGTCAAGAGTGCGGAAACGATGCACCTATGCCAGACGAATCCGAAACTGCGGGAGGCATTCATGCAGAACCGCAACAGCACGCGACCGTCACAGCCTGCACACAATGAGCAACCGGGAACGGTACTGGCTCGAAAGATCGCGTGGATCACTGGCTTGAAAGGCACCGGCAGTTGCGGATGTAAGAATCTGAAAGCACAGATGGACCGCGAAGGATGCGACTGGTGTGAAGCAAGTCGGGAATTGATCGTCAGCAAGATGATGAAGAATGCTGCCCAGCTCGTTACGTTCGCGAATATCGGTGAAGCGGTCGTGAATTCAGCGGTCGGGCGTGCAGCGTGCAAGATGGCGGCGAATGCGTTGCTGACATCAGCGATTGAAACAGCGAGAGCGGAAGCGAATCAGAAACGGAAAGCACGACCGCCACGAGAATTGACGCAGCGTGCGAGACGATATCCGCCATTGTCACACAGCCCGACGATTCCGAAAGAACCGCTGCCGTTTACCGGGGAGCCGGAACTGACGCTGATGTTCCACGTCTATCCTCGTGGCGAGGGTTGGCGGTCACATCTGGCAAAAATGGAACCGCAACTGCATCGATTCAAGCGGAAGATTCTTGGTGTGGCGTATGATCGCGATACCTATTCCGTGGATGATACGGTGGCAGCGTTTGGCGATGGATGGGAAGTATTCACAGCGGAAAACGGAGCAAAGGGAAAGCATCAGAAGGGATTGCGTGAGGTTGCCACGTATCAGCAGATGCTGCCAACACTGGACACGGGACCGAATGACGTGACGTTCTGTCTGCACGGGAAGGGATCACAGACTGGCTATGACAAGTCAGATCCGATTCAGTGGTGGATTGATGCGATGTATTCGACGGTGTACCACAACATCGATGGCGTGATTGATGAGATGCGTAACGGTGCGGCGATCGTTGGTAGCTTTCGGAAACACTCGAAGGATCTCGGCACGCGACACCGCTGGCATTATTCCGGGACGTATTACGCATTCCGGAACGCGATCACATGCAGCAATGGGTGGCCGAACTTCCGCCAGAAATGGTGGGGAACAGAAAGCTGGCCGGGGGATCATTTCCCGTTATCGGCGTCTGCCTGCATCTTCGGTGATCGGTGCGGCAATTTGTATCACGTAAATGAACAACCACGACAACAACTCGAAAAATGGAAGAAACGAACATGAAGATCGAACTCGGCGGTGGCCCATTCCCTAAAGGCGACGGGTTTCTGAATGTGGATATGGATGACTCATGCGACATCCAGCACAATCTCGACGTGTTTCCGTATCCGTTCGATGATGAATCAGTTGAGGCAGTATACAGTAGTCACTGCCTCGAACATCTAAACGATCCGATGCCCGTGTTGATCGAGATTGCACGCATCTGCAAAGTCGGGGCATCAGTGGAGATCAGGGTGCCCGCAATGGGGTCGCCTGTGATGTGGACGTTTCAGCACAAGCACTGTTTCAGTGCATTGATGGCGGTAGATGCTGATGGTGTATTCGCTGATAGATTTTGGCACGGTCCTCGACGGTTGAAGCTGATACGCTATCACTTGCAGCCGTCGTGGCACATTCACGAATTCAAGCGTGATTGCCCGCGAGTTGCCAATTTGTTTCCAGATGATCAGCAGATAATGAAATGGATACCTGCAACAGCACATGAGACAGTCTTTCATTATGAGGTGCAGGCCAATGTTTGAACAATTCCATGACGTACTACCGGACCACATCCGACAGGCAGCTTTGGCCACGTTCCCGGATGAATCGTGGGAACATTGGCACCGATACGAAAACGGGAAGTTGGCGACGAAAGATCGCAGCAGGTTTCCGCCAGCGTGTCAGATGGCAATTGACCTGATTGCAATACGCTGCCCGCCTGCGGATGGATTCTATGATCCGGAGTGCGTGGGGGCAGGTTTGCATTTTATGCCGAGCGGCTGCGAATTAGGCGAACATCAGGACGCAGCATTTGCGGGTCATCGGGAATGGAGACGTACGGGGAGTCTGGTATACTTCTTAGAGGGTTGTGTCGGCGGTGAATTGATCGTGGCAGGTGATGTGATTGAACCAGTGGCGAATATGGCGGTGATGTTTTCAGGCAGTCAGTTGCACAGTGTCAACAAAACGCATTCGCCACGTCGTACATTGAGCCTGTTCAGTTACGTTGAATCGGCAGCAGAGAAAACAACGACAAGAGCACAATTCACCTGATGGCAATTTGTTACAATAAAAAAACGGTTTACATCTCTGGTCAACTGTGAAACGCACTCACTGAATAAATCGCACTCAGTGGGGAGAAATAGGACATGGAAAATATGGACGGTGCAACAATAGGTGTGATAACCACCGTTGCGGGATCGTTAGGAGGGGCGATTGCGGCGTTGTGGAAGCAGTCAACGAAACGGCAGGAATCACTGGAAATTCAGATGACTGCTGAAATTGCAGACTGCAAACGGCATCACGCGGAATGCGAAAAGGCCAAGGAAGAAATTCAGGCCGAATTGCGGACGGTAGATGGTCGTTTACAGCGGCTGGAAGGGTTCCTCGAGGGATCGACGAAAGAATCAGGACCGTCGTAGCTAGGCGTGCGACACGGGACGCCGTAACCTGTTTGGAGGGGAGGTGGTCGCTGCTGACCGTTCGGGCTGTTAAAGGCTCGGGCGGTTTTTTTTATTTGCGGGGTTGACATTCGCGTGCGGTTTCGCCAATACTGTCCGCGTTGGGACTGCTGCACAATAAGTCTCACAGTTGAACAACCTCCAGCCCCTGACAATGACGCGAAGTGCAGCTCGCTGATTTGCCAGGGGTTTTTTCGTGGAGAAAACATTGTGAACATGGAAGCAATTAGCGTACTGCCAATGTCTGTTGATCAGTGGATTTTAGTTCCTGACAATCCACGGCAGCGAGACACAGAGTCACATGCGAAATCAGCAGTGAAAAAGCATCTTTCGGAATTAAGCCCGGTGCATCGCGTGGTTCACGCAGCGACGATTGATGGTGAGACACCGGCATGCAAGCTGGATGGTCACACGAGGGCGTGGCTGTGGAAAGTCGACAAGCTGGAGCGTCCAAAGTCAAACACGATGATGGTAATGCTTTACAAGGTAAACGATCTCCGTGAAGCCGGTGAATTGTATACTCATTTTGATAATTCGCAGGCAGCGGAAACATCATCAGATAAGTTTTTTGGTGGATGCCGTGAGCAAAACATCCGACTTGAATCAGCTCTACTGAATCGGCTTCAGATCAGTAACGCATTGAAATTTGCCACGTCCAAGTGGGGCGGACATAATTTCAGCCATTACGAACTGATCAGTATTTGGAAAAATGAACTGCTTGAGTTGGATAGCTGGAACATTTCAAAAGGGAAGCTCAGTAACGCACTGATAAGCGTGGCGTTGCTTTGTATTCATGACAAGCGATATGAGACGAGCATCGTGCGTGAGTTTTTCCATAACTTCGTGACTGATGCCGGGGTGAAGGAAGGCAAACTTAGGGATGGGGTGCAGGCATTGTCAGAACTGGTTGAACGTAAGAAAAACCAAAGCTCGCCTAATGGGTGGAAGAATATAACCGACTTGGCAGAACGGGCACTCACCTGCGTCAATATGTATGTTCAAGGTAAAAGGATTAGAAGTGTCCGGCGAACGTCTATTGAACCGCTACGGGTTGCAAAAATGGAGTCAATCAACAATGAATGAATTACTCATCGACGCGATTCTGGCACTGACAGCCATATACGTTTTAAGCCTCGGAGCGAAGGAGCGGAAATGCTGAAAGAAGACTGGCGACCGGACCCGATTCAACGGGCCGAATCAATCATGGCAGACATTGAGCAACTGATTGATGAACACG